ATGTATTTAAGTTAGTCAATGAACTATCAACACTTGCAGTGTATGTAGCTAATGTGCTATTCTTTGTTTCTTGAGAAGCAGTGAAACTATTTAATGAAGTTAGTGGAGTCGTTATATAACTGCCAGTTGCTGCTATTAAAGAATTAATTTGTGATTGTTGTGCTGCATCTACTGCTGCAACAGATGAACTGATTGCGTAAGATGCAGTTGCATTTGTTAATGAACTTAATTGACTATCCACACTTGCAGTATAAGTTGCTAGTGTTGAGTTCTTTATATCTTGTGATTGAGTAAAACTATTTAACGATGATGTACTTGCACCTACTGCTACAAATTTAGCATCGGTTGAAGCGGTGTATGTATTAAACGATGCAGTTAATTCATTTAATGATGCAGTTGATATTGCATTTACACTAACTACGGCAGTACCTCCAACAACGATTGCTGATATTGCACTACCTGTAAAGTTCATTGAGAATGCATTACCTTGTGGTATACCTTCATCTAATATAGGTAAAGAGATAGATGCAGTGATACCTGTAATCTTTGAACCATCACCTACGAATTGAGATGCTGATACAAATGAACTTGCACTAATTGAAGTAAAATTATTTTGTTGTGTGAATGTGTTACTTACATCTGTTCTAGCAAAACTACCTGTTTCACTCTCTGTTACAAAACTACCTGATAATGAACCTAATGTATTCCATTTAGTGTCATTACTTGCAGTATAAGAATTAAGTGAAGTGTTATCCCAACTACCTGATTGAGTTCCTATTGTTGTAAACTTAGTAGCATCTATTGATTGTGATGCCTGTAAGTTTGTGATTATAGGTTGATATGATGATGTCCATAAGTTTAAGTTATTCAAACTTACTTGTGCACTTGCAGTAAATGCGTTTAATGAACTTAAATCAGTTGTATCTGCTACTGTCACATTAAATGTAGAACCATTACCTTTCGTAAAAGTAATTACATTAGATACAGCAGATGCAGTTACCAATAAACTACCTGTGTTTAATCCACTTGCTGATGCAGTAAATACATTCAATTGAGATATGCTACTATTCCAACTTGCACTATCTATATTATAAGATAACTCATCAACCATAGAGTCAATCATATTTACATTGAATGCTCTTAGGATTGTTGGAGTAATTGCTCCGTTATTATTATTTGGGAAGGATTGATTATTATCTACCTTCAATGCCTGTTTTGAAATTTCAGCCATGTTATTTTAAATTATTTATTAGTCTAATATTATGTCGAAACCATCACTAAATCCATCTGAGAAACCACCACCCTTAGTTCTATTAGGAGATTGTGTTTGTCCTATTCCTTGGTTCATAAGAAAACCCTTACAACATTTTACATCGTAAGTATTACTATCCAAGCAAATACATCCTTGTCTACTATTTTTAGGTGATGATAATCCTTTTGTTGGCCCTATATAGATTCCCGAATTATTCTCTCTATTGACAGAATAACGAAGGTTTCCGTTTCTACTATTGCTCCATTTACCAGACATTGATTGTATTTTATTAAAAACACCGATAACCTAAAAAATCGTTATGACATCTGCTGTCTCTTCAATGCTTCCCTATGTAATAAGTTCTTTAAAGTAGTTTCGTCTGATTTGTATGCAAGATATAATAAACATTTCTCTAATGCCTGCTCCGTTACCCAATCTATACGCCCATATTGTCCGTCTGCAAGTTCAATAAGCGTTTGGTAATTTCCCCACTTTTTTCCAAAATTGATTTGATGTTGGGTGGCATCCCCTCCACCTTCAAATACTTCAGGGTACCGCTCAACAAGTCCGTTAACAAATTGACAAAAAAAAACAAGGTACCGAATTGTATATCCATTGGAACTTGTAAGAATAACTTATCATCTATTTCACCTTTGTATGGCTCAATAGAATACATATCACCTTTCTTATCTGTAATAGGTCTATAAAGGATTGACATTATCTTTGACCAGTTATCATCAATAGTTAATTGTCCAAACTTACTGATATCTACATACGCACCATAAGCAATCTGCGATAGGTTAGGTTCAAACCCATATTCCTTACCATTGACCATAATTATTTTTTGCAAGGGATATTCAGTATTAGTAATGAATCCTTCCAATGTCATACGCACTGTATTATAATCTTCTATTGAAAGAGACTTAATATACTCTGCATCTAAACCACATAGATGCGATAACATCAAAGCAGTTTGTGCTTCTTCGTCATCACCATAGTTCTTCATATCCTTTTGCAGGGTTAGATACTTCTTTAATGTTACACCACTCCAATCAGTTGGAATAGTTAGTGTTATTTCCTTGACCATATAATAGTTTTATTATGTTACTTAATTTTCTTGTCTTTGCTTCTTCGTTTTCTAACTTTGCTTGCATCATAATCAATTGAGCAGACTTTGTATCTACTTCCTCTTGCAATGACTTAGCGTATAGTATTAATTCTTTTATCTCTTCTTCGTTCCACGTTTGCATATTAGTATTTGTATTGTCCAATTGATATTGCATATGTTCCTTTCTTTTGTGCTTTCTGTGATAACTTCATCATACAACAATACCTTGCCGCATCTATTAAGTGGTCTAATCCACCTTCAGGGTTATCCGTTGTATATCCGTATTTGTCAGTTGCATATTGATAAGCATACATCTCATTAATTAAATTCTGCGATTTGTTATGTATGAATATTCTATGGTTTTGCATTACACCTATACCAAACTTAATACTATCCTTTCCTTTTACAACAGGCTTAATATTAAATCCACTTCTATATAACTCTTCTATTAGACGAGGTTCTGCACTATCTGCCCATATCTCTTCTGACTTCTGTATATCTAACTCTCTTAACTTATTTACTATGTCGTTTGTTACCAATCCCTTTTCGTAAAGTAATTCTTCCAAAAAGATTTTATCGCCACTTTTATAAACAGCACAAAGAGCAGTGGGGTCACTACTAAACCCAAAGTCAAGCCCAAAACCCACAAAGTCAGCGTCATACTCACCACATAACTCAAATTGAAAAATGCTTTTATCATTTGGAGCAAACTCACCCTTTCCATATATCTTCCATTGTTTTTCATTCTTATCTTTAAGCGATTCAATTGCTTTAACCATCTCTTCGGGTAAATAGGGATTATCAGCATAGTTAGTCGTATATCGTTCACACTCTTGCATCTGTCTTAACCAATGGTATGGGGATACAGTTGGGTTGTATGCCAGTATTATCTTACCTTCTGTTCTAATACTTAGCTGAAAATAACTTTCCTCATCAATTTCCGAAGCCTCATCGATAAACAATAATGTGGATTTTAACCCGCGCAGTTTCTCAGGGTCATCGGAGTTAATGAATTGTATTGTGCTTCCTTGCAACTTATATGTCCTATCACTTACATTAAAACTATCTTCATCCCATATACCTAATGATTTAAGTATATCTGTGAAATCCTTTATAACAGTTCGCTTGAGTGAGGGAATAGTTCTTCTAACAATAGTAACGGTAACAGGGTTTTCTAATGCCTTAACAATAAGCCATTGGAGTATCGCATAAGTTTTACCACTTCTCGTTCCACCTATATGCTGACTAACTCTAGCTTTACACTCCAATAAGTGTTCAAATGTTACCGTTGTGTTTATATTAACTTCCACTACCTGATTTGGTTATGTTTATGTTAATCGATTGTATTCTTTGGTCTACCTCTATACTACCTTTCAAATCTATTGACCTCATCTTCGGCATCGCATACTCCATTAACTTCATTGATAACTCTAATGCTTTAACAGGGTCAGTCTTTTTTAATTCCTCTAAATCTGTTTGTATTGTATTCAGGGTATTATTTACTGCACGATTAATAGTTAACCTCATTTGCTCTGTTGTTCTATTCAGTGCACCTGGTGGTCTTCCCTTTGCTAGTTGATGTCCTTTCTCAAACTTTCCCATTATCTATCCATTATTTTAATGTGTTTCTTACTATTAAAACACTCATATGCGACATTTGTAGTTAAAGGGATACAAATGTACTCCATAACAATAATAATCCAATGGCGAGGATGTATATAGTCATTAATACGATTATTTCTTTATTGTTCTTTTTCATATTTCATCTATTGATTCGTATCCGTACATTCCAACTGTATTGCCATCTTCGTCTAATATAATTAACATACCTGCCCATTGGTCACCTCTTAATATTATTTCCTTATCTCTTATCCAAGTCCAATCAAAGTTAAGATGCACATACCTATAATCTATTCTAGTATTCATACCATCCTCTTGTATCAGGCACTTCCTTTTCAATCATATTCCTAGTCTTTGGTTTATTTTCTTTTAGAGTTTCATCATCTCGTCTATCCCATATCCACTGCCATATACCATTATCTTTTATTTCCTTCAATTGTTTATCATAGTGTGCAATTACATGAGACTTATCTCCTGTTTTCTTATACTCTTTCCATGCATTACTCAGTGCAGTTCTTATTGTACAAAATCTTCTACTTGCTTCATTACCATAATTGTCAAACGGGTATTGTTCTTTCTTTGGAGTTCTAGCTCTCTTTGCAGTTTCAATTATCTTTTGTGCTGCGTTAACACACTTAGTACATTTCCATATAGGTTTCTTTGCATGGAATGTATCACCACAATAATTACATTGTCTAGTCTCACCATTCTTTCTGTCAAACTTTCTTGCCCATAATCCTCCTGCCATAACTTATTACTTAAACGGATTCTCTAATGTACTTTCTAAATACTTTCTTATTTTCTTAACTGAAAGGAATACTGTTGACTTACTTATCTTTATATCGTTTGCTACTTCATCAAGAGTTTTGTCCGATAACCAATATAGTTCAAAGATTTTAGCTTGTGGCCACATTCTTGTTACTTTTAACTTATGTAATTCATTCATTACTTCTTCATGTGCATTCTGCAATTCCAAATCTCTATCTATATCATATTCCTCTTCCATTACTTCTTCAGGCATCTCTTCTTTGTATACAACTCTATTCAATTTCTTTGTCTTATTAATCCATCTGCTTTCTAAAAAACGATAACAATAAAACATATTGTATGCATTACCCCAAAATATCTTTGGATTACACTTCTTATGTAAATACTCATAAAGTTCTTGTACTAAATCTTCACCTTCTTCTCTACTTTTAGTAATCTTTATTGCATGTTTAATTAACCAATGATTAGAATCCAGATATAGATTGGTTAACCTTTCTTTACATTCATTGTATTGCATACTACCTGAATCTATCATTTACTTATTCTTTACATAATCATGAAGAAAGTCAACTGCTCTTTTCCAATGTGCTCCACTGCTTCCACACATGCAAGGTTGTGGTTCGTGTTCACCTCTTATATGATTAAATGTATTCCAAACATAGTGTGCCTTATCTTCTGGCAATCTAGTTGTGATTTGACTTAAAATACTTTTTAGTTCTTCTAATTGTACTTCGGTTAATTCATTCATATTACTTAATTCCTTTTAATTTAGGTAATGCAACTTCTTTTTGTTGTCCTTCTCTTTTAATAGGACTTTGTAGATTTAAGAATGGTTTTAATTGTTGGATGTTAGGATGGTTGCCTGGAAATCCAATGGCCATACTTGCTAAAATTAATATCATATCGTTTACTGATGTCATCTTTGACCAGTCTACCATATATACTGCGTTCTCATCTATTTCTAATGTCTCTACTTTGTAACCAAATGTTCCGTCTAATGTTGTTATTGTTTCTGGTTTATGTATTGTTTCGTAGTAATGTCCTGTTTCAGGGTCTTGAACTTTTCTTTTTTCCATGTTAAGGTTTTTTTATTAATTAAATATGTTTTTGTTTTTTAAATTTGGATGTGTTGGTGCGTATAAATCAAATGGTGTCCATTGTATAGTTTCTAAATCTTTTCTATCTCCATATAAACTAAACCAAACTTTGATTGCTCTACCTCTTTTCCAATTATCCGGATTTTCTGCATATTCGTCAAATGCTTCTTTTGAACCCCACCAATTACAAAAATGTTCATACTGATAATCGGTAATAGTATTTTCATTATCTTTTCCGAATAATTCTTCCTCTATTGTTTTTTTACTTATCATAATTTATAATTTAATCTGATTACATTCACCATCGTAATCTTTATCCGTTAATCTATTTAACCATTGTTTTCTCTCACAACAACCACACGACTGATATCCCATTTGTTTTGCAATAAAGACTGCAATACGACCACCAAATCCAAAAGTGATACAATGTATCAATGCTTCTGCGTAATCTCCTAATTTAATCCATTTCATATTAATTAACTTCCTAATGTCCATAATTCTATTTCTATATCTCCTAACATTGATGTATCTACTATTTCAACTACATAATCTCCATAAGAGTGATGTCGTGAGTCAATCTCTTGTCTTTTTAGTTCATCAAATAAGATTCTATTTCTCAAACTACATCCTGTTTCCTCATTGAAATCAGTTAGGGTTTCATTTGTAGTAAATGCGAATGTTGCTGGGTAATCTTGTATTACGATTAGTTTTTCTTTGTTCATATTATTTATTTGTATTTAATGATTTATTAGCCTTTTTATAAACTTGTATTAAGTTAGTTTCAATTTCTCTTAAAGCTTCTTTGCTGATATTTGGATATTCATCAACTAATTCAAAAGTGTGATTTTCTATTCCCCACTTATCAAATGATGCAAATAAAAGTGGCACATGTGATGGTTTATCATACTTGTGATTGTTTTTTGCAGTTGATTTGTGTAATGTAAATCTGTATTTAAGTTTCTTAAATGTTTTACCAATATAAGACATACCTTCTGGATTAGTAATTTTGTAAACACTTCCGATAGTTGTTTTTAAAGTGTATCTATTACTTTTAGTAGTACCACATGGTTTACAATATGCCTGTAATCCATCTTTGGTTTTTTTATGTTTCCAGAATTCTGTTGTAGGTTTTAGTTCATTACAACATGAACATTTTTTTGTTTGTTGAGATTTTGCCATAATAATATGTTTTTGTTAATAATACTAACAATATACGAAAAAGATTTGATATTACCAAATCTTATACTATTAAATATCAAAAAAAAAATAAAAAGCATAAAAAAGGGATTAGCGGGAGAATTAATATTAAAATGGCACTTTCAAAATTTAAGACCGCTAACCCCAGTATATTTAGATTGTGATACACTCTATATAATATTAGCTAAATGCTGATAGAGTATTGATTAAGTATCACTATATTATAAACAATGAATTTTTAATTTGTAGTTATTTACTTTTAAATTTTAGATTTAATCTTTTAATGTTTAGTTGCTTAGTGCTTTCTAATGCTTTACTTTCAGGAAGTTACAACTTTTTTTTGATATTTCCAAATTTATTTATAATCTTTTTTGCAATACTGCTTAACTGTTGCTGCATTCGTTTATGCAGAAGATTTTGTTCAGTATTGAATACACTTATTCCATAAGGTAACTATACTCTTCACAAACTATTTAAGTATCCTTTACTCGTATGTTGTGAATGATTACCCAGAATAAGTAGAGTTCATGCATTTAGTTTCATCCCAGCATTGTTTCCACTTTGAACTTTCGTTCAGTAATGATTTCCACATTACACTCCACTTACTTTGATTAAGCACCCATTGTGGGTTTAACACATATCACTTATCATTTCGGATAAGGGTAGTAAGTTACCTATGATATTAAATATATGAAAATAAATTTAAATTACCAAATGTGGATAACTTTTATTTTTGGGCATAAAAAATCCGGCACCATTTACGATGCCGGTTAGTTAAGGGAATGTCACTAACCCTAACTAATTATTATTGTATGTTCCAATTATCTATATCAATTGGTGGGATATGTTCATCATCATTCGGTATGAAATCTAAGTCATCATCAACATATGGTGAATACTTTTCGGTGTTTAACTGAAAGTTTACGAATGAGTCTATTTGTTTCAACATCTTCAATTCACCTCTTGTCTCATGAAATCTATTCCAATATTCATATTTGTTTTCATATTCACCGGCCTGTAATTTCTCATACATAACCTGTCGTTCTTCTTTTATATCAGTCCTCTTATCTTTGATAAAGGTACGGATAGTTTGTAATTTATTCATATTATTTATTTTTATCTACCTACTTCTTGTAGGTATTTTTCTTTACATTCATCCCATGTCATACCGATTACATCAATATAATATAGGGTTTCATTCTTTAATCTACTTTCATTATAGAGTTTTGTGTATCTACTTACTGCATGTTTTTTCCACCATTGTATCATCTTAGTATCATCTACAAACTTAGGTTTTAAGATTAAATCTTTCACTTCAATTTTACTACAAAGATAGTCATTACCATTTTCATACATGCCTGCAAAATAAATACCTCTCTTAAATCCGTGATTGTATTTATCCGGCTTAATATCAAACTCTTTGAATATTCTTTTTAATACATTTTGTTTAGGGCCAGTTGCAAGCATTGCTTTTGCATACCATACAGGGTCTAACTCTTTTACATAGTGATGCATGGGTTCATACACATTATCATCGGGCTTAATACTAATCATTCCTTTTGACTCACCTAATGTTTTGAAATTAGGTAGTCCGTTATATTGTGAATGAATACCATACAAAGAGGTTGTAGTAATTCCTACAAGGACATCGTTATATCTTTTATACCACTCATCTCTAATCACAGGTGAGGTTGCGAGTAATGATACTAACTTACCACCTAACATATTAAATCCCAATGGTTGAACTGAAACGATTGTGGATGCAATTGTAGTATTGTTTAACTTACCATCAACAAACTTATTATCCTTAGTCCAACCTATATGTTTATCTCTAACACCTAAACTTGTGACATCTGAACTTAAATTGATTAAACCTAATATCTTGCCTGTCTTTCTATCTTTGATATATACTTTCATATTACGACCTACACCTGTATCATAACTCATAGTATGAATTAGTTTTCTAATACCAATCCATCTATTAGTTTCATTGTCATTAGCTATTTCAGCATATGGTTCTAATGAATTGATTTCACTTATGGTTAAATCGTAGTTTGACATATCGGTAGGAAACCATAGTAAATCGTAATAGGAACTCAAACGGGGGAGTTTCTCAAAGTTTGAGAGTAAATCCCCATTTAGTTCTATCCACTTCTTATAAAGGGTTTGTTCCTCAACTGACATGGATGCAATAAAATCCATATTGGATATAAAGTTATCCTTACATCTTTGTAAATCAAAGGTAGCATCTTCACTCTCCCAAAACTTATTCATTATCTGCAGGAATTGAAAGTTCATTTAATCCCATATCCATAATGTCTTTTGTATCATGGTCATATAGGTCGTCAATCATATTATCTACATTCTTAAATATCTCATTGAAACCTATTTTTCCCCACCAATCCTTATGCATGTCTAATCTCCAATATGTATGGGTTTTTAATTTTTCTAATTCCTCTACGATTTGTTCTATCTTTTGTATTTGTTTTACTGTCATAACTTATGATTTTGAATTATTTGTGTCAATGAATATTAAGAGGTCTTGTAGACATTGAACTTTGGCAGAACATACTATATTATATTGCTTCCATGAGGTTTTAGACCCAGCAAGCTTTTGGTCTTTCATTTTCCACAATTCACTTTTCTTACTTTCCCAAACTTTCATATCACTTTCAATATGGTCTCTTATTTTTTCTGCTGTCATGTTGTTTGCCCTTATCGGGACTTTGTTTTTTAATTATCTATTTTTGTGATTATCAGTATTCCAATAATCTCTTTTCTTTGTTGTTCCGTCTAAGTCTATTGTATAAAACATATCTAATGTTGTCTCTAAACCTTTCACTTCAACTTTGAGTTGTTTGATTTCCTCATACATTACTTTCAATGCATGTTCCATTTGTTCATTTGTCATAACTTGTTTGTTTAATAAAAGGGGAAGGTATTTCACTTCCCCTATTTTGATTACGATACTTTCGGTAATTGTTTTAACAACTTACTTCTATTGGAAGTATCCAAATATTCACCACATCCTTCCACCTTAACACCGGCGAACTGAACATCCGATGTGTTTACAATAATACCTAATACACAATCAACACATTGTTCAATTGCGCTTTGTTGTATTGTTTTGAACATCTCGTCAGAACCATCAATCCAAAACGGCATTATACAATTACTCTTAACTCGTATGATAGGTTTATCTAACTCATCACTCTTTTCTAATTCAACCTCCTCAATTTTAATAAGGAATGTGTATTTATCACTTTGTTTTACATTGTGTACAAGTTCCATTGTGACACCGAAATTATCTTTGATGTCAATAGAACTAATGTCCTTTTTATCCATTTCTTTAATTACCATTTCACCATCACCATCAACCTCTAATGATGAAAATGTATCTACACCATTACTATCCACTTTTGATGGGTCAATCAATGTTGATAATGATACACCGAAGAATACCTTACCACTTTGGATTTTACGGACATAATGGTTTTTACTAAGGTTTTTGTTCAGTTCTTTAAGAATACTTCTATTCATGTTGTTTTTGTTCCGTTTGTTTACCTACGGGACTATCGAGGTTTTTGTTTATTAAAAAGATTGGGAAGGTATTTCACTTCCCGTTTTTTGATTATTTAACTGATGTTCCGTGACACAAATACTTAGACATACTTTTGATATTTGATTTGATTAAACGAACTACATCGTTATCTAAACCTTCCGTTGTATCTAACATAAGATTATAATTGGTCTCACTAAAACCCATAATACCACCTACTGTAATAGTAAGTTCACCAGACTTCTTTACCTTTAATATAAAGTAGAAATCATCATAACCTGATGTTGACTCAAACATTTCCTCATTCTTTGTTTGACCAGCGAGAATTACTTTACCTAATTCTTCACCATTGTTCACTACCTTGAATGAGTCAATTTGTTTTTGTGTTAAATACTTTGATACCATTTGTGTTTGTTGTTTTGTCTTTGACATTTTGTTTGTTGTTTTGTTCATAAAAAATAGTGTAGGTCACCACCCTTTGTTTTATATATTATTTACTTCAATACAATATCCATTCACACACCAATCATAATCTTTCGTCAACCTTTCACCTACTTCTTCTTCGTAGATTTCTTTCACTTCGTCTAATGTTATACCTTCTTCCAAATCATTCAAATCTAATTCATAGAATACTTCTTTTGGTAAATCTACTATCTGACCGTCGGTGTCCCAATCAATGTCAGTCACTTTAATTTCTACTAAAATGGGTTTCATAATTTTTGTGTACTTTAATGTTCTCATAACTTTTTGTTTTATATTTTTTTTGTTTGTTTAATTTATATGTAATAATATTTGTTTCCAACTTTCACTCTTTCTTTTGGTGTTTCTTCTTCCTCTAACCAAATACCACCGATACACGGATATACTGTAACGATATTCCAATCACACCACCATTCAGGTTTTGGTCTTTCTCTACCCCAAGTTGACCAACTAAATCTATTTGACTTTAATACGAAAATACAATTGTGTTCGTCATTTATTAAAAATCGTTTTTCTATTCCGTCACTATCTTTTCTATTTAAGGTCTCTAAACATTGGTTAGTCAGGCTAGTAGGTAATCCCTCAATAGAAGGTGTATGACTCCATACATTATCTAATAAGGTTTCTAATGGAACATTAAATCTTTGTTCAGTTCTTTCTCTAAAATGGATAGGAATACCAAAAGTTTCTTTTAACTTACTATGTTGATAGTTTAGAGAATTGGGGTCAAATCTGTTGTTATTTTTTATAATCATACTAAAACTCATTTTATAGTGTTTCTTTCACTTTTTGTTATATTACAATATTTTTATATATCCCCTATTGTGTGGGTTGGTCTCCGACCTGGAAAAAGTAAGATACGACAAATATCTCTATTTTCCTAATCTATATGGTAAAAGTTATCCACATTTTATCCACATTACATAACTGATTGATTACCAATTGGTTACGCATAAATGGTTGATTATCAATATATTGTGTTTTGTCCATATCTTCCTTATACCTATATAGGTCAATAATCATACCAAAAACACCCAAAAAAGCTACTTTATTGATTATCAACGAGTTGCACATATTTTTTTACCATATATGTCAGTTTTAGTTAAAGTATTGATTATCAACGAGTTACACGATTTTATCGGACTTTTTGTCAAAACCTCAAATGTTAAAATTTTGTTAAAGGATTAACTGTTTAATTATCAATGAGTTGCACATATCTTTTTACCATATATGACAGATTTTTCATAAGTTATTGATTATCAACGAGTTATGAAAATGGGTGTTTTTATCTTATCCCTTACATATATTAATACCAAAAAAGACAAAAGGTAACCCAATATTTTTGTTAAAATTATGAACATTTTGCAACTAATTAATTATCAATGAGTTATGAAAATAGGGTATTTTTACCTAATATTATGATTTTTTACTATGTATAAAAAAACCCCGTTTTAAGGGGGTATTTTTCGTATATTCTCCGATTTGGTATCTTTATACCAATATTGTATTTGAGTGTCTTAAATTAGGTTATATTAGGTTAATAACCTATTTTTACAAACTCTTACCATATTTGTTGTTTACTAAATAATCCACTTCTATTCTAATGGTATTCACTTCTCTACTGATTTGTAATATCATTTCTCTCAACTCATCCAATTGTCCTTGTTGATTTTCTAATTTCAATTCCAAATCATAAAGAGATGCATTGAATTTTTCTTTACGCTTGAATATATTAAACATTGATTTTATTTTGGTTCTTGAATTGGAATGCAGTTAGGGACTTGTCTACCATCCATATCTTTCATTCCATATTGCTCGTAACCATCGGTGCAGGGGTCGTTTGCATCCTTTAAGTTGATACCTCTGAACTTTGTATCATATGCTACTCTTGCCATTACTTTTGATGTAGTGTCAGTTATCTTTGACATATTTTCTTTGTCCCAATATGAATAACAAATAGCAGCTGCCTGAGATTGTTCATATCCTGCACCTACTTCTTCTCCTATACAACGAGAGATAAAATCGTTTTCACTCTCTCCTTTTTTTACATTTACTGGCATATTAATTGATTGTGTAAGTTTTTCCTTCAAACTTAAATGATGAAATATTATCGTATGTTAAAGTTCTCCATCCTTCTATTGTAGTAGGTGCAACTAAGTTAACCATACCTTCTGATTTTTTAGTTTCACTTTGGTCAGAATTAGAATAAAACTTTCCCCAATACATTTCATAACTAGCTCTATGTGTTGGTGGTATTGCAGTTCTCCATTTTACAAACATAGGATTACCTGCTGAACTTCTTTTAAGCATTGATTTAAATTCACTCAATGGTTTAGATGGTAAAGCAAATCTCTCTATATTCTTTATGTAAGTATTTTGATTCATATTACTTTAATGCTGGTGCAACGATTAAATCTTTTTTATCTTTCTTCTTTGCTACCTCACCTGGATAAGATGATGTGATAGATGGTTGTGCTTCCGTTTCAGTTAATAAACCCAAAGTTCTTAATTTATTTCTGCTCCATCCTAATCCTGCTTTACCGCCCCATGCATCATACATTAATTTTCCACATCCGTCTCCGTATGCAGTACTAGTTTCCAAATCACCTTCATGTCTACTTAAAAAAGAATACATTCTCTTTATAGTATCAACTGAAATAGGTTCTCCTTTTGCTAATTGATTTGCTCTTTGTTTTCCAACAGGAGTTCCACAACTTCCCCAACCATTCTTATCTGCCCACTCTAATGCTCTTTTAGCATTACCTTTTACACCATCAGGATAGTCCGAATACGATTCCATTTCTATTCTTTGACCTTTACCATATCTTTTATCTTTCTTTATGATTGCTCTCAATGTAGATAAAAATACTTCTGCTTCTTGCTCTGTCAAATCTTCAATATCTTTTAATAGGATATCTTCTTTTGATGCATGAATTAAGTTATGAGTAAACAACCCTTCAATAGAGAATCCTTTTACCTTTCCTGTTTTTACATAATCTTTCCAAATCTTTGGGTCTGTTATTTTAAACATTCCAACCCATGCCCCTTCTGGTAAATTTAAACCATAGTTATTTGATTTATCTAACTTACCATCTTTAATCCAAGACTCAACGAGATGGACACCTTTAATACTCATGTCATGTTCTAATGTTGCCTTATCAGTATACTTTTTCATTAAGTAATTCTGTGCAATTTTCTTAACCGTCTCTTTGGTAAAATACACATGGTATGGTTGTCCTTCCCCGTCAACTCTTAATATTTTCTTTTCAGGCAATAGTATAGGCCCCATTAACATCTGCTGTTCCGTATCGGTTGCAGCAAACATTACTTCTTCTTTATCAAAGAATATAAAATCAGATTCGATTGCTGGACTCTCTACCAAAGAGATTGCAAACACTTCATCCTCATTATCTTCAATTTTAAGTTCATACAATTTCATATATTAAAAACAAATTTTTGATTAAAAATAGTTATCCTGCACTAAATGTTGCAGCTCTCGAAGTTCTTCTATCTAATGCCTGTTGTGATGTAACATCTCCACTAATTACATATGCACGAATAGGTCTTTGTGCTGCTGATATAGTTTCACCTATTTGTTGTGTAGGGTTCATACCACCAGCCGTAGTGATTTGTGGTGCAGCAGTTGCTGCAACTGTTGGTGCGTTTGGTATTGCACCACCACCTGCGGATGCTACGCTTCCTCCACCTCCACCTGCTCCTGATGATTTACTTTTACCTGCTGATAAGATTGCAGCTATCTGTGCTGCCGATGATACACCGACTGCTGCAATTTGTAAATTAGTATTTACCTTCAATGCAGCCTTTCCAGCGATACCACCTGCAACTGCTGCTTTACCTGCTGCTGCTTCTGCTATACCTAATGGTGCAGTGATTGGGTTTACTAATTTTGGTATTGCCATTAATATAGATGCGTTACCTGTTGCAATTGCTTTATCGTATTCAAATTGTGCAGCTCTTGCATTTACTAATATCTGTCCAATAGATGATGCAGCATTGATTGCAACTTGTGCAACACCGAATGCTTTTGCCATCGCCGAACCTTGTGCAAATACATTTATTAAACTTCCAAATATACCTGAAATATTATTTCCTAAATCAACCCATGATTGTGATACGGCTTGATTAGTTCTAAATGCTGAGTCTTTTCTTTGTTCATCTAATTCCTTAATTCTTTCGTATTGTTCCATTGAGAATTTAGCAAACTCTTCGGCATCTTTTAATCTCTTCTCTTTTTCCTTTTCATCTAATTCAGTTTGTTTAGCTAGATACTTATCATCAATTTCTTTTAATGCATCAGCTTGTGCTGCTTTTAATTGAGTTGTATCTTCACCATATTTAGTTGCAAGAAATAATAACCTAGAATAATGTTCGTTTACCTTAAACTCTTCAGCTTCTCTTTCAGAAAGTAATTCTAACATTGCTTCTTTCTGACCATCCATCAATTCTTTTAACTCTTCTTCTCTTATTTTTTTCGTTTCATCCGTATGCTCTTTTAAATCTTTCTTTTGTTCTTTAAGATTTTCTTTTTGAGTTTTAGTCATTTTCTTTTGACCTACTTCAAATCTTTGAACTGCTGTATCGTAGTTATCACTAAAACTGGTTACAGATGATTTAGCATCTTCCCATGCACCTTTAAAATCTCCTTTGAATAATTTTACAACTGCCGAACCTAACTTACCTAATGATTGGAATACTGCCGTTACTGCTGAATAAACTACTTTGAATGCCTTTGTTACATACGGCATTACATTTTGTGCAAGTTGAATAAATCCATCTATTAGTGGTTCTAATGCTCCTAATATACCATTTAAAGCCTGTTCAAACATAATAAGGATAGGTTCAAACTTCTTCATCGTACTATCCGACTTTGAAAGAGCTGCTGCAAATCCTCCTAATAAAGAAACGATTAAACCAATACCTGTTGCTTTCAATGCAGCACCGAATGATTGTGTTGATACTTTTAAGCCATTCAAAGCTTTACCAACCATACCAATAGGGCCACCTGCTGATTCCAATGAATCAATCCAGTCTGCTGCTGCACCTTTTGCTGATTTAAGTTTATCCTCTAAATCATCAATCTCTCCTACCAATCTTTTAAAATCGGCAGAACCTGCGGCAGTATTCTTTAACTCTTTTTTAAGAGCCTTTAAATCTGCGATAGAATTGGCTGCGTTGGTTTCAACATCAACCTTTACTTTGATTTTCTTATCGGCCATAATCTGCGTTTAATATTTTTACCTATATCTCTAAATGTGTAAGGTATAGCGTATTTACCTTTTGCAATGTTTACATTTTCACTTATTCCGTAAAACTCGTTTGTTTGTAATAAATCTATTATACTCTTTATCATATTGTAAAAACATTAAAACCTTTATAAATAAGTGAGGGGAGAAATACTTGCTACTTTCTCTATCCATTTATAATACTCATAGGAACAATACTCCTGTGAAATAAGGAGGTTTTTACCATAAGGTAAGGTATTTGTATATCCACCTTTATAAAATAAATTTTGACCCATTTCTGTCACTCCTGCATTATGTAAGAATTGTTTATCATGCATCCATTCAATCTTATCAGTTGCCCAACAAAAGTTTAATTTATCACTTACCTTTACTTCATTTCCAAAATACCATGCATTCCAAAGTAATGACCACATTCCAGCAGTCCATTTTTGTATTGGATAATCTCCATCATGTTTCTTTTGGTATAGATGTTCGGTCTCACAAAACATTTTATATAATGCAATACTATCTTTTTCAACTTTATTCCAAAAAGAGTATGTAGAGTTCTTAATTAAATGTTGTGCTCCACCTGAATTTGAATTACATATTTTAGGTACTATACCATCTAAACCAACTATGTCTAGCATTCTTTGGTAAACATCTTCACCTTTCTGCATTATGTAATCATAATTGATGTATGAATTAGTATCACTAAAATACCAAATCTTATTTCCTAATAATTGCCAAGTTTGTTCAAATGGTTTTAATAATATTGTATCACTATCATGAAACATTATTGTCTCATTCTCTAATTCAGGATGTTTTTTAAAGTGTTGTTTTACAGCATTAAAATATATAGAAGGAATATAAGACTTATCATTCCTATTATCATTGTAAAAATGAAATCCAATAAAAGGGTAACTTCTTTGTAAAATCTCAATTTCTTTTGGTATTTGACCATCAGTAAGAAATAGAACATGAATATCAGCAGGAGAAACCCCATTTTGAATGAAATTATTTATGTATACTTCTACTTGCCATGCATAATAGATTGTTGCAGGTTGTGCAGATATCCACTTCATATTAACAAATAGCTATTTGAGTTATTGTTAATGTGCCACTTGCACTTATTGTTCCAGGTATAATACAAGTTGTATATCTTGTTGCACCTGGTGGAATAGAACCACCTTCACCTGAACCATCACATTTAGTTGCACCCCAGAAAACAGTTACTGAATTATTATTAGTTAAACTATATTCTCTACAATCAGGTGCCAATGTAGTGGTTGTAGTCGTTGTACTTGTCGTGGTTGTACTCGTGGTCGTCGTGGTCGTGGTACTCGTACTCGTTGTAGTTGTTGTCGTTGTTGTAGGCGTATTTGCTTCCGCAGAACTAAATGTATCACTAATAATTGGCCCTAACAATTGTAAATTACAAGTACCATCTTTTAATGAATAATCATTGATTGCACGAAGGTGATAATAATTACCTCTGAAATTTACAATGTCATTCAATTCCATAGTGAAATAATCTTTCAATGGAATGATTGCAGAACAGTTTACTAATCTTGTTGTAGGGTTGTAAAGTAAAGATATGTATGTTTCCCAATAATTTGTATAAAGACTACCTGTTGGTACCTCACCATAAGATGCTCCTTCATTATTAAAAAGTAATGAATCACTATCTATCGTTGGAAAACTACCTGTTACTACATTATAATTGTCGAAATAAGGAAATGCGGTTTGTGCATAAGTTACACCACCAAAAGTTGCAGAACCACTTTCTATCCAATATTGTTCACAATCAATTACTCCATTGTAAAAATAGACATGTGGTAAAACTCTTGCAGGATTATAGTTTTGGTCACTAATAAATGTTGGTATGTATATTGGAATTATTTGACTCATATTATTTTATTTTAGCAGGAGTAAAAGGTATCACTTCCTATTATTCCCGTTGTACTATTAACTGCAGTTGTTGAGATTCCAGGCCCCTTACTAAACCACCTAAATCCAGTTACAGGTGATGTTGCATATTGGTCATAAAATAAAATCTGACCTGGTGTGAATTCACCATCTAATGTATATACATTGATTGAAATCGGTGAGCTACATACATAAATTGGATTAGAATTTGAAGTTAATTTCACATTACCTGCTAAGAATGTAGTAGGTGTTGGGTTTATATTAGAAACACTACCAGATAAACCAGTACCAGCAATTCTTATCAATGGGTCAGATGCAAATGTAGTTTTAACTTCAAATGTACCTTGTGAATAAAAATTGGTTGTATCTATGTAATATGTTTTACCATATTCTCTATTTGCAGCTTTACTAAATTGTTGAGAGATATAATCTTGGTCTAATGTATCACCAAAGTTTAGTTTATTTACTGCTAAGTTATTTGCAGCAATTACTTCTATCTTATCATCTAAATTAATGTATTTATTAAAATCTTTTACCTCACCTCTTTTATACCATTCATTAAATGTTTCAATTATAAATTCATTAGGTTTAGTATTATTAGGATAAATTACTAAATTAAACTTCTTTTGCAATCCTAATATAAAATCAATCTGTTTAATACCTGTTGTACCATATGGCATATTAGAAGGTATATCCATCACTCTACCATCAGCTGCCTGATTTACTTCTCTAATTTCTATAAAAGATTTAGTTGTCCCTTTTGGGTCTAATGTCACAAGAGGTTGTGCAGTTGGTGGTGGATTATTTGGTGATTGTCTTATTTGAAAATAATAATTACCTGCTGGTATAGTATTGAATTTGAATTGACTTCCTAATTCATATGTTGTATTGATACCGGTTGCACCTCTACTTTGTTGTAATTGGTCAAAGAAATTAATATACGATGATACAGCTTGTGTAGAATAAGGAGTTGAACTACCTGTTTCTAGCATTCTTATTTGCCATGTTCCATTCGCAGTAAGTGTACCTGGCATATTATTTACCGAGCAACTTACATTTATATTTATATTTAATGCACCTTTTAAGTTAGTCGTTTTCTCAACTCTATATGCACCATTTGTATAAAAGTTTTGTGGGTCTGATAACTCATTATACCAAGGTAAAGTTGTCCAACTACCAGATGCAAGTGTTAT